AGGTTAGAACTATATGAGTCTTTCGCTACGTGAAAAGCTGCTCCGCAGCTTCGATAATCCGGTGTACAACACGTTCACCACTAAGCAGGCTGCGGCACGTTTCGGCGTTTCCCCGGCTACGGTCACTAAGACGGTCAACGCTCTGCGCCTAGAGGGTCATCCCATCTATCGCAACCGTAAGACCTATGAAGGTCGCACGATCAACGTCTATCGCTACGGCACCCCGTCGAAGCGTTTCCTCCGCAACATGCGTGCGGGTCGGACGCAGATCGCTCTTGAAGCCCTCAACGGCTAAGAGTAACAAGTCTTAAGTGACTAAGGGCAGGACTAAACATCCTGCCCTTTTTGTTTGACTTCCGTGCGCACATGATGTAAACTGTGCTATATACTTGGATCGTCATTTCCTGAGTGGAGTTATCATATGCAACTTGAAATTTCTGTAGACGAGCTTAAGAAGGTCAAGCTATTCGTCGCCACCCCGATGTATGGTGGAATGTGCCACGGCATGTATGCTAAATCAGCATTAGACCTTCAAGCCTGTTGTGCCGCTTATGGCATTGAAGTGAAGTTCTCATTCATCTTCAACGAATCTCTAATCACACGCGCACGAAACTATCTGGTAGACGAATTCCTTCGCTCCGGTTTCACGCACCTTCTATTCATCGACGCTGACATTCATTACGATCCTCGCGATGTTGTAGCTCTAATCGCTCTTAAGAAAGATATTATCGGTGGTCCATACCCGAAGAAGAGCATCAAGTGGGCATCCGTCATTGATGCCGTCAAGAAGAATCCTAACATTCAGCCACCGGAACTTGAAAAGGTTGCGGGTGACTTTGTGTTCAATCCGGTTCCCGGCACCGAGAAGTTCTCTATCGGTGATCCGATTTCCGTTCTGGAAATCGGCACTGGCTACATGCTAGTCAAGCGCGAAGTGTTCGACAAACTCAAGGATGCGTTCCCCGGCATCGAATACCGTCCGGACCATGTGGGTCAGGCAAACTTCGACGGCTCGCGTATGATTCACGCCTACTTCGACACCGTGATCGACACTAAGGAATCTTACGTCGGTAACGGCACGATGCGCTATCTCTCAGAAGACTACATGTTCTGTCAGTTGTGGCGTAAGATCGGCGGCGAGATTTGGCTCTGCCCATGGATGAAGACACACCACATTGGTACCTACGCATTCGTAGGCGACATGGCAGCAGTGGCGAACTACGTAGGAACGCTCTAATGAAAATGCGAGCAAAACTCAAGCTGAACAACGTTCAAAAATTCGAAGGATGCGAGGTTCTTACATTCAATGCTGTCTGTAAGAACGAGGGGTATCCGGCTGACGGAAGTGACGAGAATAACACTTTCGCACGGTGGACCCCTAATGCTGAATTGAAAATGACTGTGAATAATCCTGCTCTTCTCGGTGTGTATGAACCGGGGCAGGAATTCTACGTTGACTTTACTCCTGTGGTGAAATGATATGAAGTTGATTTTGTTATGCGCTTCGCTGTTACTCGTTGGCTGTCAAGGATATACCACATCCGAAGACATTCAGACTGCCTATAAAGCATGTGAGAATAATGGTGGACTTTCGTGGCTTGGTAATTCTGGTATGTCTGAGTCAGCAATGACTGAATTCAGATGCAAGAATGGACTGACTACCACAGTTGGTGAATATAATAAGAGAATGGGTGTAGAATGATCATTGGTTTCGTTGGCTTTATCGGCAGCGGCAAAGGAACTGTCGCGGATATCCTCACACACAAGTATGGTTTCAACAAGGAAAGTTTCGCGAACGCAGTGAAGGACGCGGTTGCTCCTATCTTTGGTTGGGATAGGAAACTGTTGGAAGGTGATACAAAGGAGTCGCGTGAGTGGCGTGAGACTCCTGATCCATGGTGGTCCGAGAAGTTGGGGCGGGAGTTCTCTCCTCGACTCGCCCTGCAACTTATGGGAACAGAGAGTGGGCGTAATGTGTTCCACACGGACGTATGGGTGCTTTCCTTCCTTAGACGGACTGATCCGGCTAAGAACTACGTCCTCGCTGACGTTCGCTTTCCTAATGAGATTGACCTGATCCGTAACAACGGTGGCAAGGTTATTCGTGTAAAGCGTGGTCCGGAACCTGAGTGGTATGACACTGCGGAAGCCTACAATGTCTCGACTAATTGGGATGGCAGTATGCAGCACATGAAAAAGTATCCTACGGTGCATTACTCCGAGTGGGCGTGGATTGGCAAGACCTTTGACGATGAAATCACTAATTCTACTACGTTAGAAGACCTTGAGAAAAAGGTTGTGAAACTGATCCAACCGTGATATAATGGATCAACCTTTGGAGTTATTATGAAGCTAAGTGAACTGACAATTGAAATCCTCAAGAATTTTGCGACTCTAAATCAGTCGCTCATGTTTCGGAAGGGAAGCGAACTCGCGACCATTACAACAGGAAAGACTATCCTCGCAAATGCAAGAGTGGTAGAGTCCTTCCCTTCTGATTTCGCCCTCTACGATCTGAACAAGCTACTGGCAAAGCTGTCTCTCTACAAGGATGCCGAGATTGAAGTAGAAACAGATCGACTCGTTCTTAAGTCTCCCGACTCTCGCCGCAAGGATTACATTAAGTTCTCCTCGCCCAAGATCATCACTGCGATTCCACCCGACAAGAAATTGACGATGGACAATCCAGAGCATGAGTTTGAACTGAGCGCAGAAGACCTACTCTGGCAGCGTAAGTCTGCCGGTATCTCTGGCTCACCATTCATGATCTTCCGTGGCGACGGCAAGAAGATCCACATTCAGTCGAACGATCCGAAGGATGATTCTTCTGACATGTCTTCTACCGAGATTGGCAAGACTAAGGCAACCTTTGTCTACGTGATCAAGGTTGAGAACTGGAAGATGCTCGACGGTAACTATCGCGTCAAGCTTTGCAAGGGTCTTACGAAGTTCGAACACACCGAGAAGCCCGTCGAATACTACGTGGCGGCTGAAAAAGACCTCTCTACCTTCTAATAGGATATCACCATGGCTAATTTTACACAGGCACAGAAAGTCGCTATCAAGAACTGTCTACAGGAAATCTCCAACTCGCTTACCCGTATGGAAGCCGAGCGGGAGAACATCCGTGAGATTGTCAACCGTTGCGCCACCGAGTTCGAAATGAACAAGCGCATCACCCGCAAGCTAGCTCGTATCTTCCACAAGCGGAACATCGAAGAAGAGCGTGCGGAGCAGGAAGAAATCAACACGACATACGATTTGGTAACGAAGTAAGTCTCAAAGATTAAGCTGAGACTTGGAGTGTTCGATCATGAAAACCGGCATGGACGACACTCCCGTTATCGAAATCAATGACTACACCTATTACGTCTTCGAAGAGATAGAAAAACGTGGACTCCAATTTGCCCTGCCTAATGCATGGAAACCCATCTACCGCGAATTCCTCCGTATGCGCAAGCAATACCGAAGAGAGATTCGCGAATACTGGTCCCAATCCGGTAGTTATCAAGACGACTTCGGAGATAAAGGAGCAGCGGTTAGAGAAGAAGATTCGAAAACTAATAGTCCAACGCGACCACTGGAAGAGTGAATACGACAGTCTCAAAAAGATGCTTAAAGTATATCCGTACATGGAACGGGACTATAAGAAGAATCAAGAGACTTACGCAAAGCTAAAACGTCTTAAAGAGATTGAACAAGTTTGGGATGCGATGCTCTATGAAAATCAAAGGCTCAAAGCGCAAGTCGAAGCCCTCCAAAAAGTCGCAGACGCTTACCAATATCCTTGACTTTACCAACTCAAGAGACTATTATGGTGTAGTGGTCAAGGGTAAACTACAACCTGACGCTGATAACCCTTATCTGTATAAGCTAGATGAAATTGATGATTTGCGTGTGGATTATCCGCGTGCGAAAGTTGTGAAAATACGCTTGACATACCATGTCATAGCAGAGGTTACATTATGAGCAGTTTGTGGGTTGAGAAGTATCGTCCTAAGACTATTGAGGATTGCGTTCTACCAGACCGCCTCAAATCGGTGTTTTCAGAATTCGTCAAAAGTGGCGAAATACCACATCTAATCCTTGCAGGTACCGCAGGCACCGGTAAGACCACCGTGGCGCGTGCGCTATGCGAGCAGTTGGGTATGGACTACCTGTTTCTCAACGGCTCCGATGAAAACGGTATCGACACGTTCCGCATGAAGATCAAGGGTTACGCATCTTCGCTATCCCTGACCGGCGACAAGAAAGCTATCATCATTGACGAGGCTGACTACCTGAATCCTAATTCGGTGCAGCCTGCGCTCCGTGGTGCGATGGAAGAGTTCGAAGACAACTGCCGATTCATCTTCACATGTAACTACAAGAACCGTATCATCGAACCGCTGCACTCGCGCTCGACTGTGATTGATTACAGACTGAAAGCCGAAGAGAAGCCGAAGATGGCGCGGGACTTCATGCGCAACATCGAAGGTATCCTCAAGTCTGAGGGTGTGCCTTACGATGCGAAGGTGCTTGCTCAGTTCATCATGAAGCACTTCCCCGACTTCCGCAAGACCATCAACGAGCTACAGACCTATGCGCTGCATGGTGAAATCAATGCGGGTATTCTGTCTGCGTCGGCTGACGTATCACTCACAGACCTAGTTCGCGCCCTCAAGGATCGCAACTTCCGTGATATGCGGCAGTGGGTTGCACAGCATGGCAACGATGACCCGTCGCGCCTCTACCGTAAGATCTACGACTCGCTGTATGACATTCTCAAGAAGGAAGCGATTCCGCCTGCGGTCATCATCCTTGCGAAGTACCAGTATCAGGCAGCGTTCGTTGCGGATCAGGAACTCAATCTCACCGCATGTCTCACTGAGCTAATGGCAGAGTGTGAGTTTGCGTGATCACCTACACCGTCTTTGGTGAAGAAGTTGTCGCATCTATGGTTTGTAAGATTTGCGGCGAAGAGAAACCTATAAACCAATTTGGCGAACACCATAGAAAGAGTGACAATGCGATAGTTCGCGATAGTCGCTGCATGAAGTGTAAATCTAATCAATCCAAACATGTAAAGTATTTGAGGTCTATATCACCACCACAGCCGCTTTGTTGTGAGTTGTGTGGTAAGCGCACAAAGAAGTTTGATTTGGATCATGATCATGATACTGGTGAGTTTCGTGGTTGGTTGTGTGGTCCTTGTAACAAGAGTTTGGGACATTTTGGTGATTCTGTAGAAGGTTTACAGAAAGCAATCTTATACCTAGAAACTCATAGGATGAAGCAACATGGCTGACCTGTTCAAAGAAATCCTGCCGTCGATCCTGCAAACGAAGCGGTCTGTAATGCTCACGGAGCAGGACGAGAAATCGTACCCTGCGTTCGTGGTGAACCGCGCCCTGTCGCAGTTCGCGGATACGGTGTTCTTTGCCAATGCCATCAACTACTATCCTAATCTGGATAACAAACTCAAATACGACTTTCTACTAAATACTGTTAAGCCTTACCGTCGCCCGTTTTCTAAATGGGCTAAGAAGGTGGAGACAGTTGATTTGGCGGTTGTAAAAGAATACTATGGATACTCAGATGCAAAGGCACTGGAAGCCCTCCGGATTCTGACTCCCGACCAGATTAACTCACTGAAAAAAGAATTAGACAAAGGTGAGTAATCATGAGCCTAGAAAAACTAGTGGAAGTCGAATTAGCCGAGAAGAACGACTTCCTGAAAGTCCGTGAAACCCTGACCCGTATTGGGGTTGCTGCGAAGAACCAAAACGTCCTGTATCAGTCCTGCCATATCCTGCACAAGCAGGGGCGGTACTACATCGTCCACTTCAAGGAACTGTTCGAACTGGACGGCAAGCCTGCATCCATTTCCGAGAATGACGTTGCCCGTCGTAATACCATTGCGAACCTGATGGCAGAGTGGGGATTGGTCAAGCTGTCTAATCCTACGAAGTCTGCGGATCCTGTTGCACCACTAAGCCAGATCAAGATTCTTCCTCACAAGGATAAGAACGACTGGCAGTTGGTTGCGAAGTACAATATCGGTAAGAAGAAGCGAGAGGATTCCCCTCCGCAGCATTGAATTGGAGTTTATTATGAATCATGTGGTTATCCGATTGTTCCGCCTCTCCGACGAAGTTCCTGTGCCTGCCTATGGTACAACCATGGCAGCGTGCTTCGATCTATCCTTTCAGCCGACAGGTCGATATTCCATTCAGGGCTATAACAACCAGAATGAACCTATTGACGCGATGGTGTATTCTGGTGTCTGTGATATCAATCCCGGCGACCGTCTATTGGTCCCAACAGGATTGGTCGCACAGATTGTCGATCAGGCACAAGTGGATTACTATGCGTATCCGACGCACTATCCGGCTCCATCCCTAGAGAATCTTGCGTCTTACTCCATTCGCATTCATGCGCGTTCTGGAATGTCACTCAAGAATGGATTGATCCTCGCCAACTCCGAGGGCGTGGTAGATGTAGACTATCAGAAAGAGATATTCGTAATGCTAACCAACATTAGCAATAGGACGCAACGAATTAAAACCGGCGACCGAATCGCGCAAGCCGAAGTTGTGCGGAACTACATTGCCACATTTCAATTAGTAAAAGACCAACCGAAGGGCTACTCGGAGCGCGATGGTGGATTCGGTTCGACTGGACATTCCTAATTCCTTGTGGTAATATGTTAAGTGATACACATCGTATCTACTAATAAGGGAAGGGAATAAGATGAAACGAGTATTAGTTCTAATCGCGGCAGCACTGTTTGCCACGGCAGCGGTTGCTGCGCCGCCGAAGTATGTTTGTTGGGACGGCACGACAGTCAAGACTCCTACGAAGTGTCCCGCCTACAAGCTCCCCGTAGTTTGTCCAGACGGCACAGTTGTATCGGATCCTGTAAAATGTCCACCACTGATTGTCTGTCCGGATGGCACGATCACTCACGATCAAACCACATGTCCACCACTGCCGCCAGTAGATTCTGCGGTAGCTAAGTGAGATTAGGCAAATGCCGGTGTAACAACCGGCATTTGTTTGATTAGTGGTTGCGTTTGTGTTATACTAGAAGCTGATCCTTTGCTATGGAACTAATATGAATTGGGATGAACTGTTTATCAAGATGGCATTTCTCGTTTCCGAGAAAAGCAAGGATCCGTCCACTAAGGTAGGTTGCGTACTTGTCTCCAAAGACAATGCCGTGCTGTCTACTGGATTCAACGGATTCCCTCGCGGCGTGAAAGAGGAAGAGTCCTACATGGAACAGGTCGCGGACTATCCTGCGTTCTATCCTGAGAAGAGACTGATTCCTGATCGTTGGGCGCGTCCTGCGAAGTATTCGTGGATCGAACACGCGGAGCGCAATGCAATCTACAATGCCGCAAGAGCAGGCGTAAAGATCGCAGGAGCAAAGGCTTATCTCAATTGGGAACCACAGCCTTGCGCCGATTGCTGCCGTGGACTCATTCAGGCAGGCATCATTGAAATCATTGGACCGGATATTCCGTTCCGTGGCGCAGGTGCAGGCGTGTCTTACCACCTAGACTTTGCGAAGGTCATGTGTCAAGAATCCGGAGTGATTCAGCGTAGCGTTCCGTGGGAGAAGCACATCGACTACAAGAAAGAGTACGAAGAACTGCGCTTCCGTATGGATGGGTTAGAGAAATGATTCCGGGTTGGGTATTGATTCTTTCCATGGCAGGAACGCAGGGTGTAGCCCTTGCATATGTGCCGTTCATTACCAGAGAAGCCTGTGTCGCTGCCGGTGAGCAGTGGATGCAAAAGACTTTCCCCGGTATCGACAAATACTCTTTCCGACTGGTTACACCGAATTATATTTGCGTGAGTACACAATGATCACTACCATCTACCTCGACATGGACGATGTTCTTACGGACTTCTCCAACACCTATCACAAGGTCATTAAAATCGACCCACGCACCATTCAGCCCGACCAATGGGAAGAGAATTGGGAGAAGTGGATCAAGGGTAGAAACTTTGTCACTCAGCCGATGCTTCCCGGCGCGAACCTGCTGCTAGGTTACATTGGCGCATTAGGAGTGAAGACCGAGATTCTTTCCTCGACGGGTGGACCGGACTTCTACGATGAAATCGTCGCACAGAAGAAAGAGTGGCTTGAGCGTTGGGGAATCAACTACCATGCGAACTTCTGCCCCGGTAAGAAGTTCAAGAGCGAATTCGCGACTCCGCACCGACTGCTGATTGACGACCAGAAGGGTATCATTCAGAAGTTCTGCGATGCCGGTGGCTACGGTGTGTGCCATGAAGGTGACACGGTGGATGCGATGAACAACACCATCGAACGAATTCATATATTGGTCAACCTGTTAGGATATAAGAAGTATGTGGCACCCTAAGATGCGTGGTTACATGTATCAGATCGTGGAAATGTTTCCCATCGAAGAGGGTAACGGAATCCGCGAACTGCACGTTTACGACCGTCTGGAAGACGCAGAGGCGGTCATGGCAGTTCTGGAATCGGTGAATTACAACTTCACTTGTTATGCAATGATCATGGTCCCGGTTTGGGAAGACGAGCGCCAACGCAAGCATGTTGCGGCGCGGGAGAAGCGGCGAGAGGAACTTGAAAACGGTTGGGATGCCAACGGCAGTCCGGTCTTCGCTCCCTGCGACCACAACGGTTCTACGTCCACTCTTTCTACGGACGGCAAGTATCGTTTCTGGTGTCCGAAGTGCGGCGTGAAGTACGGTAAGGATTTCGAATGATCAAGGTTGCTCGCCAAGGCAAGCTGATTCGTTTCTGGTCAGTCAAAAAGAAACCGTATGGTTGGACTGAGATTGCCTATATCTCGTTCAAGATTTCGGGATTGAAAGCTACTATGGAATTCCCGTCTGATTGGCATGAGGATGCACGACTCTGGTTCACATTTGGATTCGGGTTGTTTTCGTTAGGCTTCTCATTCCCTTGGAAGTGGGTTGTGCCTGACGAATATCAATGCTCCGGTCCTACGTATGGTTTCAGTTTCTTCGGTGATCTTCTGTTCATCTATTACGGTAAGAGCAAAGGCACACGCGACGATCCGATGAAGGCGTTCAACATGCCGTGGTCATGGGGAGTCAACAAGGAACACAAAATCCTTAGTGAGCCTGAGACACACGACTTTGCGTATATGCTTAGAAATGGTGAGTTTCAGAAGCGTAAGGCAACGATTCGCAAAGAGTCCCGCCTCTGGACTCGCTATTGGATTCCGTGGCGTAAATATTATGAATACATCGACATTCAGTTTGATCAGGAAGTCGGTGAGAAGAGTGGAAGTTGGAAGGGTGGCGTGCTAGGCATGAGCCACACAATGCTTCCCGGTGAAGAGCCGGTGGACACTCTAAGGCGACTTGAGTATGAATGCTTCATCCGGAAAGAGAAGATATAAGATGTTGGAGTATATTAAAAAACATTGGGGTAAACTTCTAATCGCTGCTATTGGATTGATTCCTTTCGGCGCAGCAGTTCTTTACTTCATATACTTTGCTATTACGACTTATCCTGCTGTAGTGGTGGGTATGATAATTTGGGTGTGCTGTCTGATTACCTTCAATAACCTCTCAGAAGGAAGATTTCGAAAATGAAAGTTTGGATCGGCGGATATCGACACCACTGGACTACGCAGCGTGCAGAGCAGCGTTGGTACAAGTGGCGTTACGACAAGTGGGATTGGGAAGTCGAAGAGGAAAATCGCGACCTGTGGGATCATGCGTTTGAGACTACCATGGGAATCTGGCGCATTCTTGTTTGCCGTCCGGTCAACTGGATCAAGAACAAGATTCCACGCATTCAGTACATCAAGATCGACCGCTACGATACGTGGAGCATGGACTCGACACTGACTCCCATCATTCTACCGATGCTCAAAAAGCTGAAAGCAGAAAAGCATGGTGATCCATTCACCGACGATGC